TCTAGACCACCCTAATTATCAGTTTGTCGCTGCTCGTCTACTACTCTTTTCAATTCGTAAGAGTCTTTATGGGCGTAGAAAAGACTTACCTACTCTCGTAGAGCATATTAATAAACTAATTGAATTGGGTTTTTATGATGCAAAAATTTTAGATGATTACACAGAGGAAGAATTAAACATCGTAGATAAATTTATTGACCACGATAGAGATTTCCTTTTCACTTATGCTGGACTTAGGCAAGCAGCAGATAAGTACCTTGCTCAAGATAGAAGTACAAAGACTGTGTATGAAACTCCGCAGTTTATGTATATGATGATTGCATTGACTTCCTTTGCAAATTATTCAAAAGATATTCGTCTCGATTACGTCAAAAGATTTTATGATGCAGCAAGTCGGCATAAAATTAATGTGCCTACGCCAATTCTTGCTGGAGTTCGTACTCAAAAACATCAATATTCTAGTTGTACACTTTTAGATTGTGGTGATTCATTGGAATCTATCATTGCAACAAATTCTGCAATGATGCGATATGTGTCTAATAAAGCAGGAATTGGTTTGAATGTAGGTAGAATTCGTGGACTTGGTTCCAAAATTCGTAATGGTGAAGTAATTCATACGGGTATTGTACCTTTCATTAAGGCATTTGAGGGCACTCTAAATTCATGCTCCCAAGGGGGGTTGCGTAAAGGTTCTGCTACCTTATTTTTTCCAATTTGGCATCAAGAGATTCGTGAACTAATTGTTCTTAAAAATGAAAAGGGTAATGATGAAAATCGTGCTCGTTCACTGGACTACGCAGTATCAATTTCTAAACTTTTCTATGAACGATTCATCAACAACGAAAAAATTACTCTATTCTCCCCACATGACGTTCCGGGTCTTTATGATGCTTTTGGGTCTGATGAATTTGACGATTTATATGTACGTTATGAACAAGATGACACAATTCCAAAGCAAACTGTTGATGCTCAAGAACTCATTCTTGAAATTCTAAACGAACGTAGTGATACTGGTCGAATTTATATTCTCAATATTGACCATGCAAATTCTCACAGTCCTTATACTAAGTTGGTGAGAATGTCAAATTTATGCGTTGAGGTAATTTTGTTAACCGACCCCATTGAACACATTGATGATTCTAATGGTGCAATCGCACTTTGCATCCTCTCTGCCATTAATGTGGGACAACTAAAATCAAATAAAGACCTTGAGGAATACTGTGATATTCTAGTTCGAAAACTTGACGAACTTATTGATATTCAAGAGTACCCAGTAAAAGCAGCAGAGATTTCTGCTCGTAAGTATCGACCCCTCGGAATTGGAATTACTGGACTTGCGCATTATTTTGCAAGAAATGGTGTAAATTATGAGGACCCTGAAGCAGTAAATCTTACCCATCGTTTAGGTGAAAGTCTTCAATATTATCTCCTTAAAGCATCCAATCAACTCGCAAGAGAGAAAGGACCATGTGAAGGATTCTGTGATACGAAATACTCTAAGGGTATTCTTCCAATTGATACATATAAAAAATCAATTGATGAATTTTGCTCAGAACCACTTCAACATGATTGGGAATCTCTTCGTCAAGATATCATCAAATATGGACTTCGCAATACCACATTAACTGCTCAGATGCCATGTGAATCATCCTCAGTTTCAGTTAATACTACAAATGGTATTGAACCTCCTCGTGGATATATTACAGTTAAAAGAAAACTTAAGCAAATCGTTCCACAATACACAACTCTTAAGAACAACTACACTCTTCTTTGGGATATGAAATCCAATGAAGGATACTTCAATATTGTTGCAGTACTACAGAAGTTCTTTGACCAATCTATCAGTGCAAACTGGAATTATAATCCAGAGAATTATCCAGATAAAAAAGTTCCTATGAGTGTAATTGTTAAGGATTTTCTTTCAGCATATTCAAAAGGACATAAGACTGCTTATTATATGAACACATATGATGGCAAAAAAGATGACGATGAACTCAACGACCTTATAAACGAACTACTAGAAGATGGAGAAGAAGATTGTGACTCATGTAAACTCTGATATTAAAGGAATGACTGTTTTTAATAAGACCACTTCGGATTATACTCAACAACCAATGTTCTTTGGTGCTCCGTTGGGTATTCAACGATACGATGTACATAAGTTTCCAGTATTCAATAAACTCACTCAACAGCAACTGGGTGCCTTCTGGCGTCCAGAGGCATACCCTCTCACTAAAGACCGTGGAGACTATCAAAAACTTCGACCTGAACAAAAGCATATTTTTACTTCAAATCTAAAGTATCAGATTATGCTTGATTCAGTTCAAGGGAGGGGGCCTGGAATGGCATTTATTCCATACTGCTCACTACCTGAACTAGAATCTGCAATGATTTGTTGGGAATTTATGGAGATGATTCATAGTTACTCCTATACTTACATCATTAAAAATGTTTATGCAAATCCATCTGAAGTATTTGATAAGATTATTACAGATGAGAACATTCTAGAGCGAGCAAAGAGTGTCACTGAATCTTATGATGATTATGTTCAATCCGCTCAAAATTATAGTTCATCAAATCTTTGGCAATTCAATCGAGATGGAGTTGACCTTGGAAAGAATGAACTTTATGAAGTCAAGCGAAAACTTTATCGTGCAATTGCAAATGTGAATATTCTAGAGGGTATTCGTTTTTATGTTTCTTTTGCTTGCTCATTTGCTTTTGGTGAACTTCACCTTATGGAGGGGTCGGCAAAGATTATTTCTAAGATTGCTCTAGATGAAAGACTACACCTTACATTGACTCAGAATATTCTGACAAAATGGAAAACGGGTGCTGATGACCCGGACATGAAGAAAATTGCTCAAGAAGAAGAACCATGGGTTTATAAGATGTTCGAGAATGTGGTCGATGAAGAACGAAAGTGGGCACAATATCTTTTCAAAGATGGTTCTATGATTGGATTGAATGATAAACTTCTTTGTAATTATGTTGAATGGATTGCGAACCGCCGAATGAAAGCAATTGGACTTAAACCTCTTTATGACATGCCTGCAAACAATAATCCTCTACCCTGGACTGAAGATTGGTTAAATAGTAAAAATGTTCAGAATCCACCTCAAGAAGAAGCACTAGAATCTTATGTAATTGGTGGAATTTCTCAGGACATGAAGACCGATGCATTTGCAAACTTCAAACTATGAACCCTAAAATACTCAAACAAGACTCAAATTATGATGAATGGTGTGAACAGGAGATTCTAAACGCATATAAACGAGCAGCAGAATCTGATGAGTTCTTGTTTGGTGATTATGATTACAATAAAGAGTGGATGATTTCTGAGGGACTTTAAGTCCCTCTTTTTTTATAAATATTTAAAAATAGAATGAAAAATAATCATGCAACGAGACATACATGATATAATTCTAATGCATTTACTAGATAAGGGTTACGTTGACACCTATTCGGCAGCTGAGTCTGTTATGGTAAATATGAGTGAAAGTTGGATGCAACATATAATTGAATTTGAATCACAACCTATTAACGAAGATTTAACTCAATTGGAAAGAGATTTAATATATCTTAAAAAGAAAAAAAGAATGGTACAAAGACGCAGAATAGAATTGGAGAGGGCAAAAGCCGCTTCTGCAAAATATAAGCAACCTAATTCATAATAAATACATTTTATAAATAATTTCAGTAAAATAATAATAGTAAAATGCTCCCTAACGACATTAAATCTCTCTCTGAGGCATATCTAAGCATTTATGATTCAGACGAAGGTTCAGATACTTTAGATGAAGAACTTCTATTTTTCGAAAGTGTTGAAGAGTTATATGACGATGAACTAGAAGAAATCATTGAGGGTTCCATTTATGACCTTTTGGATGAAGGTTATGAATTTGATGAAATTGAAGAAGTTTTTGATGATATTTTATCTGAAGCTCAAGTGACTACAGGTCGAGGTGGATATACAAAACTCGGCTCAGATAAAAGAAATGCTCCTGTAACTTCCGGGCAAGGTAGTAGAATGGCCGCTCAACAGCGCCTATCTTCTCGTCAAGAAAGAAAAAGAGCTGAGGCTGTAGCAAAAGTAAAAGGTGCAGTTAAATCCACGATTTCAAAGGCGAAGGAGGCTGCAAAAGAGGCTAAATTTAAAGCAGTCGATAAACCTGCTGTACAATATGCAGCTAAACGTAAGTTACATCCTTTCCCTGGATCAGCAGCTAGGTCAAAAGATCCAGAAAAGCGTAGAAGTTTAAGAGCCACAGTTGCTAAAGATATTGCATCTAGAGCAGTAGGTAAGGTTCAAAGAGGTATTGAAAAGGCCAAGGGTGCAGTGAAGCAGAAAGCCGCAAGTGCTGCCGTCACTGGCTACGCTGCCGGTAAGATGGCGAAGAGTGCTGCCACATCAGCTGGAAGGGCTGTAGGAGCCTCTGCAAGGAGCCTTGGCTCAAAAGCCGTGGAGACCACGCGAGAAGCTGGAAGGGCTGTTAAAGGGGCAGGAAAGGGTCTTCTGGGGCGTGCAGCACGTAAGGTTGCCTCAGGTGCAGGTAGACTGGCATCTAGACTCGGTGAGGAATATGATGCTTATGATTTAGTCCTAGAATATCTACTCGATACTGGACATGCAGATACTATTTCAGAAGCAAATTACATTATGGCTCAAATGGATGACGATATGATTGAAGAAATTATTGAAGAATTAATTTGAATTATTTAAAGTAATCATTATTTTTTGGGGGGGGGCTTGACAGCACTCCCCTTTTTCTGTATAATAGCTTTGTTGCGTTTGAAGTCCACTAGTATCTTTAAGTACTTAGAGAACTTTAAGTATTCTTAGAAGACTTAAGAACCAGTCCATAGATTCTATCTGATTCAGACATATAATAAGTACCACCAATATTCGTATTGTAATACTCTTCATTCATCAATACATTACGAGTAAATTGTTCATAAGTTTCATAATAACTCATAGATTTCTTATGAGGACAAAGATAGAGTATTTCTCTAAGAAACTTATCTTTACCTAAAACTTTAACATCTGCTTTTAACTCATCAGATGAACTGAAGTAATCTTTCCAGTCAGACTCTTCTGTTTTTCTTCTACCAGTCTTTTTATTTTTTTGTCTAGTCCAGAAGTGTTTCTTACCAATATACTTTTTATTATTCACTAAGTTTGTAATTAGATAAACAAAACCTTCCATACCTTTAGGTACTTCATCAAAATCACTGCCGTTATACTGCCATTTCATAAGGAATCTTTATGTGTATTTAGTTTCCAGACCCTTGACGAGTGTGCTATGATACTGGTTGAAACCATCTAAAATCTAAATAGTAATGGAAATCTTGACTGAAACTCTTCGTTGTACACATGACTGGGCAGTAGATAGAATTGAATATCTGTCCAATGTTTGTTTGCATAATGAAGCGGATGCGATTCAATCTGAGTTTTCTGAATGGTTGAATCCCAATATCGAAGACCATGAGATTTATTCACTCGAATACTTAGGAGAAGACAAATGATTGGACCAAAAAAATCACCAAGAGACTTTGGATTTAAAGAAGGTGATAGTCATATTGTAGTAAATGACATTTCTGAAACTGCGAAGGCATATGACTTTACAGGTAAGTTGCTATGGGAAATTCCAGCACTTGCTAGAGGTCAAGGCAGTGATTATGAGTTTAAGTTCACGAATACAGATACTCCACCAGGTCTTTATAAAATTGGTGAAGTTTATAAGGATTATGATAGAGTTGGAGCAAACCCATCTTATGATAGGACTTTAATGGCATATGGATGGTATAGTTTTGATTTAGTTGAACTTGAAAATCAAGAAAATAAGTATGGACGTGCTGGTATCATGATGCACGGTGGAGGTTCGGCTTGTGGATGGCCTGGTGCATGGAATTCCAATCAAACACTATATGCAACTCATGGATGTGTAAGACTTAAGAATCAAGACCTTC